AGCCCGCGGTAGAATTTCTTACCCCAAACGTCCGCCTCGCACATGGCAATATCGACGAGTGCTGAGGCATTCTTAGCGATGGATTCGTTGGTCATTTCGTTCGTGATCATCGTGGTTTCTTTCTGCATCTTTAGATGCGATGCGTATCTACGATGATGCATCATCGGCACGCTGTCAAGCGAACCTAAATAAATAGCCGCTATGCCGACTTATCCACAGCGAATCCACACCGCGACTACTCCGACTGCGGATCGGATGGCACAGCCGCATTGAGCGCGGCCCGCCGCGCCGCGCAACCGCACGGCGTGCCAGTGATGCGCTCGAGCGCGCGCGCGCCGGCGGCGATTCCCGTAGCCGTCGTGACGGCGTGCACGACGTCGCCGAGCCCGCGGACGCGGCCCGCGTATCGCGGGCAAACCGCGCACTTCTCCGGCGTCGCGTCTCCCCCAATTTGAGGGTGGCGGCATGAAAGATCGCGAGCCCATTTACAGCTCATGGCGTCGTGTAACTCCAACCGAAACTCGATTCGCACTCGTACCGCTCGAGACACTCGGTGATGGGCCCGCAGTAGAAGACGTAGGCGGGAAAGATTTCGTCGTAGCAGTCACACGAAATCGAAACGGGTACCGAAGATTTCGTCGACGTCGAGGAATCCAGCGGCGAGCACGTGACCGTGGTAGTGCAATTAAATAGCGTTGAAACTTCATTAGAAGTATCAGTGTTGTAATCACACGCCCACAACGCATCATCGAAACTCGCTTGAGATAAACAACCCTCCGCGTCGACCGTTCCGAGAATGGAGAATCGCGGGAGAACTCGGTAGCAGATTTGGTCGGCGACTGGTGCCGGCACTGGCGAGCCAGTGAAACACACGCCGTACGTGGAGTCGTAAGTGAGCGTGTGGTCGACGAGACGATGACCGGGATACGCGAAGTCGTCACACGTCGTCGACGCCGGGCAAACCTCCAATTTCGGACGCACCACGCCACCGCAGTCTGTAACGCATGTAATACGCGCAACCTTTCCCGATGGAAAAGACGCGCACTCCTCACACACTCCGACGGGTGCGGTGCCGTTGAAAGTCCCCGTAAACGCGAGCGTTTCGGTTGCGTATTGCTTCCATGTGCACGGATCGACTGCGCAAGAGTTGTACGACGCACAATTCTCGCCATGGGTCGGGCACTCACACACCCAGTCACACGCGGCGAGCGCGCCCGTCGTGCACTGCGCTTGACTTCCGTACATCACGTACTGATAGGTGCGACCGAACGTAAGCGTGAGCTCGGCACAGTCGTAGAAATAGTTCGCGCACGCGCGGCCGCGTCGCGTGAATTGGCCGGTCAGCGTCCATCCGATCGTGTCATCAACGATGGTTTGGCCAGCCGCGCTACTGCGTCGCCCCTCGAAGAAATAGCTAAACGACGCGGTGAATACCGTAGGCGAGCACGCCCAAAAATCACAGCACGTCGTCGGGTTGTCACAGCAACACACGCGATGCAAGCTCACTCGCGTTTCCTCGCGAGCTTCGGTTGTGGAAGCATCAAGCCCGCGGCACCGGTGAGCGCGCCGAACGCGAGCGCGCCGAACGGCACGCCACCCGCCGCTTCGCCTGCCGCGCTGATACCCATCGAAACCCATTCGTGCACGAATCGGTAGCGATCATTCGCGGCTTCGATCGACGCTTCGAAACGCTCTGTATTCGTGCGAACGTAGGAAACCCAATCCTCATACACCGCGTCGGCTTGCGCGAGCGTGATGGGCCCTTCTAAGTCGAGCGATTCAAGCACTGGCCGCGGCGCGTCGACACTCACGAATTGCCGCAAGTCGCACCCCTGCGCGATCATCACGAGAACCGCAAGAATCGTGGCGAACATTGCAATCAGTTTCGCTTGTGTGGTCATCTTCCGCGCAACCTTTCGACTTCGTTTTCGAGGTGCCGTACGCGTTCACTAAGTGCCGCGATGGTTTCGCGTAGGCCCGCGATCGTTCCATGTAACCACGCGCTCGCCGTGAGCACGGCGACGAACGGCGCGACGAGTTGAGCGAGTTCGGCGAACGTCATGAGCCCTCCGGGCCGAAATCCATTCTCGCGTAGGTGTGAACAAAAATGTAAGCCTCAGACGCAGATACCGAGCGCACGGTGATCTTTGTGTAGTCCACGACGCCGAGCGACACGCGCCCGCCGCCGACGAATACAAAACCCGCGTTGTCGGTCGCTTGTCCCGCCGTGCAGTGTCCGACGTAGTAAGTGCCACCCGACGACATTACGATTTCGCGCATGGGATCGACGCCGGCGGGAAGCGCGGGGAGCGCCGTCCAATTTCCCGTATTAATAGGTGCCGTAACAAACGGCCCAAATAGAAGCGCCATTAGCTCACACCCCGCGGCCCGTCATCGGTTGGACTGAAAGTGAAGACGTACATGTACCCGACTGGCGAACCGCTTCCCGCGCCGGCGAGTCGTACGGTAAGTTTCGAGTAGTTCGCGACTCCGAGATCAAATCGAGCCGTCGAATAGGTGTAAGAGGCGTCCGCCGTCGCTTGTCCGGCGGTGCACTCGCCAACGTAGAAATCTACGTTTGCACGCGTCGCCGCGTTGTTCGTGCACACGATGATAATGCGGCGCATAGGATCGACGCCCGCGGGAAGCGCGGGTAGCGCCGTCCAATTTCCCGATGACGCGTTTACGGCGGTTGGTGTGTGAAATATGACTCCCATACGATTCCTTTGTTAGCAGTTACCGTCGATAGCGTTGGGCACACAGAAAAGCCAAACGGGTGAGCCGTCCGCGCGTCGGCCCGGATATAAGAGCACGTATCCAATGACGGGCTTCACGGTGAAACCCGCGGGAATATTCGCGACCAACACGCCCGGCCCGACGTTCGTCGCGTCGTTGATTCCCTCGACGACGTTCAGCGCGTCGCCGTAGTACCACGGCTCGCTTGCGACTTGCGAGAAAAGATAGCTTGACGTCGAGCCGATTGAAGCTTGCGACCACGTGTAGAGCCAGCGATTTGTTTGGCCGGCGATCGCCGTAGAGCCGGTGATCTTTCCTAACACGAACGGCACAGAGCGATCGCCGATACGGTCGGCCGATTCGGTGCCGAGCGCGCGCGCGGCCGCGGCATTCTCGCGCATGATATTTTGCGTCGTACGATTCATGGCGTCGGGTAGCTCAGGAACTGGCCTTGCTTCGCAATGTATTCAGTAAGCGCGTCGGTGTAGAAGGGCGTGAAGATAGTCGAGAAACTAGCGGTACTGCGCACCTGCGATTTCCACGTGACGGTTTGTGCTTGACCGTTCGCGTCAATCGCGGCTTTCCCCCACACGTCGGTCTTCGGTACCTGCTCGCAACCTTTCCACGCGTCCCAGCGGAAATTAAACGTCACTCGGTAGTACTCGTCGCGCACTGGCGAGATCGAGCCCGACTCACAATAAACTTGTGAGGCAGTCGACCAGTGGAGAAACGCCGCGCTATTCCACTTCCCGGAAATAGAGTCGATCTTGTCGTACCAACCAACAAGCGTAATGCCATCCGTGCGGTCGGCGACATCACAAATAAACGACACTCGAGCGGTCATTTGACGTACGAGCGTCTGAACCGGACGCGACGCGTAATCGACTTTAGTCCCACCGATATCCGTCGTCGTGTTGAGATCCGCCGTCGGATTCGTCGTCCACGATGGCGAGCGATACATGATCGCGCTACGCGGCGTCGCGTCGAGCTCGACTTCAACGGGTAGCACGAGTTGCCCCGTGAGCGACGTATGTTCCGCCCACGTATACAGCTGGTCGTAGCGCGCAGTGACGTCAAATACTTTCGACTCCGAGCCCGCGACAGGTACCGCGTTCACTTGGCGTAACCGCATCATGCCGAGACGTTCCGTTTTTACGGGCGTCGCGCGAAGCGAGGAGAGCGGCTTTCCAACCGCGCCGAGAATCACGGCGTTATCTGCGGCATTCGTCACGTCCGCGGCAGTATCCGTAACCACGCGACGAACGACGGTTAACGTCGACGGGTTCGATGGTGAACCGTCGGTGAAATTCTGCGCGATGATGTTGTTAGATGAGATCGTTGGCGGCATGCTATTTACTCATCATGTAGCGCACGATATCAGCGCCGAACGGTATTTGATTTATGAGCGAAATTGAGCGTTGCGTATCCGCGAGCGCGTTGCCGGTTGAGAGTTGAGACTGCCCGAGCTTTCCCGCTTCACTGAACGAAGAGCCGGCCGCAAGCGCGCCGATACTTGTGATCATCGCGCCGAGTCCTTCGTTCATAAAGAAACCCGTTGGTGTATCGCGTTGGGTTGCGAGTCCAGCGGTGAAGGATTCCACGAGTCCCAGTTGACTCGCGGCCGTGACGCGCGGCGCGTTGCCGGCGATCGCGCGAGCGAGCGCGCTAGATAAACCGCTCTCCTCGATGCGTCTGCGTTGGTCGGTTTGCTCGGCTTCAAGCGCTTGCAGCGCGCGCTTGCGCATCGCGGGTACCTGCGTTTGAGCGGAGAGCACAGTCGAGCCAGCGGCGAGCGCGAGCCCGGCGGCGCCGAGGCCCAGCCCCATTCCACCCATTGCGCCCAGCATAGAAGCGCCGCCCAGCATTCCCAGTCCTCGGCCGCCGACGCCGAATTGACCAAGCACGCCCTGCGTTCGCATAGATTGTTCACCAAACGCCTTGAGCCGCGCTTGCGACTTCTTCGCCGCTTCTTCAACGGTGCGAAGCTGAGCGCGCGCGCGCGCGGTCGCCGCGTCGAGGCCTTTCGTATCGCCGGTGAGCGAGATATTGATCGGTGCGATCTTTGCCATCAGCGAAGATCCTTTTTGACTTGCTTGTCAATCGCTTTTTCAATCAACGGCGCGACGAGCGGCGAAACGGCCGCGTAGGTTTTGGTGATGAAGAATTTGCCCGGCACCTTTCCGATCACCTTTCGATCGGTCTTCCGAATTCGATCGCCGCGCGTTCCTCTTCGAATGTTCTCCTCTTTCGAATACGCGCCTTTAATGTCGTGTCCAAATTCCACCCAGCGTAGATACCAGTGCGGAGTAATGATCGAGCCTTTGACTTGCTTGACGCCGAGCGCGGCCCATTGAATCCGCCCGTTCTTCCAACCCTTCACTTTCGTCGCGAGATTGTCTTGAATGTGCACGTTCGCAACGCGCGAGCCGCGGTAGCTTTCCGTGGCGCCGTGGCGCGAGCGCGGCGTGTTGGCCGCGAGCGTGCGCTTCGCGACTTTGAGCCACGCGCGCATCCCGTTACGTAACGACTTTACCGCAGTTTCGTCGGAGAGTACGCGTAGTTTCGCGTTCACGCGGTCGATGTCCGCGTGGTTCAATTCAACTACGAATCCGAAGTTTGCTCGCGACATCGTGGCTTAATCCTTTGTGTCCGTGAATCGCAAGAAACACTGCGAACGGCGTATCTAATTTCACCTCAATATTGGCTAGCCGCAGGGTTTCGCGGCTAGCACTGGCGAGTCCAATCCCTCCAAATAGAACGGCTCAATCAATCGCGCTAGCGCGATGATCTTGGGAGCGCTCAGTACGCGAAGCTCTTCGTGTGACTTCCACAGAGTTTGCCCGTCGACGCCGACAACGTGCGTTGCCACATACCACGCGGGCATCCAAACGCCGCGCGATTCCGCGTCTTGCGCCGCGATGAAATGAGCGACCGTCGGACGAAGAACGCGCACAGTGAGCCCGTCCCAGACGACTTCTGCGTCGGTCGCGAGTAGTGCGGAAATTAGACTCACGTAATATCCACCGTAATTGCGGAGTTCGAGAAGATCAGATTCGCCGTAGCCATCACGACGTTATTGGGTGCGGTAGTGAGATTCAAATCTGCGACGAACGCGTTCCCTTTGATTGACTTCCCGGTCGTCCAAACAACTTCCGCGTCCGTAAGAATCGTTCCCACAGAGACGCCGGTGATGATCGCGTCATGCGCGGCGTCAAAGAAGAGCTCGAGCGATACGTTGGCTTCGAGAATTCCGCGAATGTGATTCTTGTAGGTGTCGCCGATCGCGGTCGTGTCGATCATGGAGCGCGACATATTGACGGACGCGGTTCCGACGTTCGTAACAGTCGTGGCATTGATCTTGAAAGCCGATAGCGTTGTAGACGTTGGCATTAGAGCCCCCCGTAAATCGTGTAGTTAGACGTGCAAATCGCCGGATTTTGTTCGTCGCCGTCGGCCACAACCGGATCGTCGAGCACTCCGAAACCCGTATTTATTACTGCAAAAGAGGAAAGATTAAACGGCATGCCGTCCTCGATTGAATCGGAAAGCGCTTGCGCGGCAATCATCGAATCCGCGATTGAAGCGATCGACACTTCGTACATGGCGAGCGTCTTATTTCCGAGCGCCACGCGTGAGCCCGCGGAGATCGTGACGACGACTGCCGGCAGTATTTGAGATTGCAGACGAGCACCAACCACGACGCGAGAACCGGCCGTGGTTGCTGAATTTATGATTGCTTCGACCACTACGCTTTCGATCATGCGACCTCCGTGCAATCAATAATCGCAAGTCGGTTTCGTTGGTCGACATTCCGAATTCCGTTAATCCGAAGAGTCCGACCGCGAAACGTGAGCCGATCCACAGTCGTTACGGAAAGTCGCGCGATGTTCGGCCAGCGCGTACGGAGTTCGAAAGTTCCGATCACGTTCGCGCCCTCGGCGTAGAGCTGCTCACCCGGCGCGCTTTCAAGTCCGGCACATCGAATCGTTCCGACGTTCGTATACGTTTGAGTTCGCCGGCCGAGCGCGTCTACAGTGGTAGCGGCGCGCAGTACCGTTGTCACGAATACGGTGCGGCCGCCTGAGATCATCGGAACGGCCCACGCATTCGAAGATGCTCGAGCATAAATTGAGCTCCGAGCGGTACGGTGGAAAGCGAAATTGGTTGAGCCGCTTCGGGGTTGTTGTAGTGCGCGCCGACGATTGAAATGATCACTTGATCTACCGACGGCGGGTACGTCGTGTATCCGGCGACGTAAGTAACCGTCGCCAGCGTTCCCGCTTTCATCTCTGGCGTGTTGAGAAACACGAGCGCCGCGAGTTCATCGGAATCATCCAACCAATAGTCGATGCCGGACGTCATAGTTACGACCGAGCCAGCGGGGTTTGTGTACGTCACACTCGTAAGCGAAGCGAACGGAACCACGCTAAACACCGAGCGATTGAATGACGTGAGTTTCATTGTGCGCGTTGCGCTCGAAAGCGCGAAACCGCAATAGCGTTCAACGAAATCGGTGACATGAGTAATCAGCGACGCGATGAGCGTGTCGTCGTCGGTGTAATCAATCCGCATAGCGGATTTGACGTTGGCAGTAGTTACAGCCATAAATCTCGGCGCGCACTTTCGCGCGCGCCGAGACGGGGAAGAGAAATCAGCAGGTGATTTGAGCGAACGCGTTCACGTTCATAAGCGCGCTATCGGTTCGCGCGTACGTGTAGAGCGTAACTTGGTGAGTTGCGGCCGCGCTATACGGATCGACGAGCGAAGTCATACCCGTACGATCGAAGATCTCAAAGTAATTGAAATCGCCGACGGTCGCAAATACGTTGTTGTTCGCGGTCGCCGTCACCATGTATTGACCGATTGAATACGGAACGCCGTAAAGCAAACCGGGCGCGCCGCCGACCATCGCTTGCGAATTCGAAGGCGCCTGAGTCCAAATGTATTCAGTCGAACCGGAAGTCGTGACCGAGTTCTTCAGCTTGCGAGCGACGCGCACGAACGTATCGGAAACAAGCCAACGAAAGCGCGGCGAGTTTCGATACTGCGGCTGGACAAGGTGCACCGTGTCGATGAGGTTGTCCGCGGTGATGGTTGTAATCGCCGCTGCGCCCAGATCGGTCGTTTGTGAGGCCGCTGTAATCATCGCGGACGCGCTATCTGTGCCGACGCCCGCGATGCCTTGCGGCATATCAGTACCCGTTCCGACGGTGTATGCTTCTTCCATCTTCAGCCCGAGAGACATACCGATACGACTCGCGACGTAATCGAGCCCGCTACCGATTCCGCCGGAACCGATCGCATCTTCGATGAATTCTTGCGACATCTTCGTTGCACAAGCGTACTTATACGGAATGATCGAAACGGCGGTACCGAATGTTGGATCGCTTGGCCCAATCGCGCCTCCTTCGGTCACCAGCGCGCTCGTTGGTAATGCCCCCTCGATGGTGATCGTGCGCTTCGAATCGATTGAAGACACCGGCGCGATCGTACGTAACACGTTTACCGCGTACATTTTTTCGATGATACGTCGCTCCATGTCGGTCGGAATTCCAGCCCCCGCCGGCGTCCCGACAGACAGCGCGCGCATTTCCGCCTGGTCGCCGGTTGAAACGGCTTTAAGCCATCTCATAGCGTATTCGGGCGACGCGAGATCATGCCCGCCGGCGCGCTTCGGCGCTTGCGCGCGGTACTGCGGTTGATTTCGTTCCGCCTCGAGCGCCTTGATTCGATCATTTGCGGCGCGAAGCGCGGCGCGATCTTGCTCCGCCAATTCGATCGCGGTCAAGTCCGCGTCCATGCGCGCGAACTTTTCGCGTTCTTCGCCGTGTCCGCGTGTGTCCACGTGTTGCGAATCGCGCCCGCTCGCGTCGATTCGTGCGAGCTCCTTACGGTAAGCGTGCGCAAGGTTTCCAAGTTCGTTCAAGTGTTCCATAGTTTCAATCTCCGAATGTGAAGTTCGAGCCGTGCAGCGACGGCCTCGGTAAGTGCCGCGTTGACGCAACGCAAGCTCGATGAAGTCAGGTCGTACGCCGGATCTTGCACAAGACTAATTTCCACAAGTCGCGCGGATTCGATCCGGCGTTCGGTGCGCTTCGCGTTCCACGTATCGCGTTCAACGTAGAAACCGAAAGACATTTCGCCGGTCAAGTCGCCGCGCTCGAGGAGCGCGCGCACGTCGTTACCGAGCGTGGTTTCAGGAAGCGTCGCGGTGTAGTGCAGTCCGTCGGCGCGCGAGTCGAGCGTGAGCGTGCCCGACTTCGTGCGCGCCAGCGGCATGCTCGCGTCGTGGTTGTAGTAGAGCTTGACGTCGCCGGATGCCGAAGCACCAAACGCGTTTGGTGCGATGCGCTCGACGAAAGTGCGGCCGAGTTCCGTAATCGGTTTCGACGGTGAATCAAAGACGACGGCGCGGCCCGTGAGCGTGCGCCCGTTCATCGTCGGCGACGACGAGTAATCACGACGAGAAATCATCGACATCCTCCGAAGTGTCTTTGCCTAGATTCGTTTGGCCACCGCCGGTACCCATGTTGAGCGCCACGATCGGATCGTCGAGCCCCTCGAGTGGTTGAAGATCGAGCCACGCGCGCGCTTCGTTGCGCGTGATTACGCCCGACTCAACACCGGTGCGAAGCGCGGCGAGCGACGGCCGTGCGATCGAGTCTGAATCAAACGAAATCGTGGAGAAGGGCGCGAGCTTCGCTTCAATTTCAGACGACCACGCCGAGTACCAGTGAGTCAAGCACGCGTCGACGTACATGCGCGAAAGCCATTCCATCGTCCCGTACGCGTTCGCGCCGTGCTCGCTCAAATACGACGTCGGCACGCCGAACAAACGCGATACGTCCTCGATCGAGTAGCGGCGCGCGGCCGCGATTCCCGCGTCGTCGAGCGTCGAGCTAATACGCTCGACTTTCATACCCTCGGATATCGACTGGCGCGCGGCCGCGTTCAACGGGCCCGGATGCACGATCGCGAGCTTCGGGTTGCCGGCGTTTCGCATGACTTCGAGTTGCGCGGTTTCTTGCGCCGCGAGAATCGTCAGCGACGTACGGCACAGGCGCACCGGAGATTCTCCCCAGAGTCCGTCGAGGCTCGGCGCGCGGATGTGGAGCATCGACGCGATCGGAACGTCGCCGTATTGTGAGGTCTTATAGAACGGCTCATCGCCGCTCACGTCGAGAGAAACACTTTCAAGCGTGAGCGGAATAAGTTCGAGGAGTTCGCCGGCGAGCGTCCGATTGATAATCGCAAACGCGTTCCCATAGAGACACGCTTGCATCGTCATGGAGCGGCGAAGCTCATAGCCGTTCATGTACCGATTCGGTCGAGCGATGAGCGCTTCGACCGTCTCGTCTTCAACGGAGAGCGGCGTGCGCGCGATGTCGTTCGATATCAGTGTCGCCGCGCGATAAACCGGTGTGTATGCAAGCGCGCTTGCCGGCGTCACGTTTGGAATCCCGGCCAAGTCGTAACTCGGCAGGATGATGCCGTGCGTTGGCCAATGGCCGAGCATGCGTTGAAATAGTTTCCGCAGCATGCGCGGATAGTCGCGCCCGACTTAGTTCCGCATTGCACCTATAGCGTGTTTACGAATTATTCTAGCTCGGTTTCGTAAATACTTGTGGCTTGCCCGCCCCACACGTGGCACGCGATCACGCTTGCAACGAGCGGGTCGATGGCGCAATTCGCGCGCGATTTGACCGGCCGGATGTTCCCGTTCTGGTCGCGTTTTGCTTCCGCTTCCGCGCACGCGCGACGGAGGATCGGATCGTCGCCGACGACAAGGCGATTTCCGGCCCAGAGATTTTGGAACAAAGAACAGCCCGGCCCGAACGTCGCGATCGACATTCTGTAGCTCATCATCGGGACATTCTTAAGAATCAATTGATCGGCAAGATACTTCGCCCCCCACGAGTCGTACGCGACGGCGCGTACGGTGAACTCCTCACATAGTGCTTGAATCCGCGAGCTAATGAGCTCGTAGTCGATCTCGCGGCCGGGAGAGAGTGTGATTTTTCCTTCTTGGGCCCACGCGCGGATCGGCATCCGGTAGTCGAGCTCGCGTTGGCCGACGTCCGCCTTGGGCCACCAGTAGTGCCCACGGAGACAACGAGCGCGGACATGTCGAGGCTCTTCGATAGGTCGAGCCCACACCACGCCGGCCGGCCGGCGAGCGCTTCCCAGTCGATCGGCTTTCCGCCTGGCCACTGCGCCATATCCAACCATCCGCCCGTGTTCTCATCCATCCGCGACGCGTGGTACCGCGAGAAGTCCGCGCGGCTGGCGGGGTTCCGCCGCATCGTCGTCCACGAGCGTCGCAGAGATGAGAGCGCGGGCTGACCGTGTTGCATGCCGGGATTTCCCTTCGGCCATGCGCCCTCGTCGTCGAGGGAATCGGTGGGATCGAGCCCGTAGAGGATCGGTAGCACCGAGTCGTCGATGATCTCGCCGGTGAGAATCGCTTCGCTTTGCTTCACGAGCTCGGCGTAATGGTTCTCGGAATTTGAGCCCGGCGTCGTGATGATCACGCCAGTCGATTCCCGCCGTTTCGCGCCGCTCGTGGTGAGTTTCGTGAGCGCTCGAGAGCGATACTCCGCGGCTTCATCCGCGATCCACAACGACGGATTTAATCCGTCGAGCGCTCGCTCCATAGCGGGTAGAGCGTTCATTTCACAATCCGCGGACGGTCGGAGTATCCGGTCGAATCGCACGAGTAGCCCGGGTTCCGCGAGCCGTAGCGCCATCGTGCGCGCGGTGTCCAAGCAGATAGTCGCTTGCTGCTCATTGTTGGCGACGACGTGTACGCGCCGGCCGTCGCCGGCGAGCAAGTCGAATAGAGCGAGCCCAGCCATGAGCGTAGTTTTGCCGTTCCCGCGAGCGACTTGGATAATCGCGAGTCGCACGCGGCGCAAGCCGTCGGCGTCGCGCCAACCCACGATTTGAGCAAGTACCCAAAGTTGCCACGGGTGAAGCTCGAAGCGATCGCCGCTCGACTCGCCGACGAGCGTGAGTCGCCGGAAGTGGGCCGCGAGTTTTTCCACGACGGCCCAGTCCATCGAAATATCCGAGCGCTCGAGGTCGCGCTCGAATCGTTGGCACGCCGCGTAGATCCATCGGCCGGTCGGGACGCGCGACGCGAGCACGTCCGCGACGTAGTCACGCACCACGGACTCGCTG